TGCCGCGATTAATCAGTAATGGGGCAAACTCAAAATATACCGTCTCACCAGTCTCGAGCATCGCATTAACCCCATCAGCATGATTGGTCACAATGCGAATCGGCGTATGCCATAAACTGTGACTAACTTCCAGTGTCTCAAGTGGGGCAATGCTAGGTGAGCTATCAAGATGTAAATCTTTGATATCATCAATCGTTACTGCCATTACAAACCTCCCAACGCATCCGGCAAATCTTCATTGACCAATTTTTCTAGCAAGTTGAGCAATTTGCGTGGGTCGCCTGATTCCCATAGGCCAATGATAGTTTCATCAAAATCTGTGCCGGTATTATTTGGCTTTAAGCGCAAACCAAACGATACGCTATAAACCTTACCGTCACGCTCATTGATCCGTAGCGAGCCAGCGACAAACTGGCAAACGTAGGTAGTCATCTCAGTATCATCGACAATCAAGCGCCATAGAAAAGGACGAGGATTTTCTTGATGACTACGCCAAAATGCCCACCAATATTGCTGCTTACCTTTGTCGTCAAGCATGACCGATGCGGTAACGGTATGTACATTATTGATAAACTGAACACGCTGACGAGCAAAACCACCCATCAGCTCTTGCTCTAATATATTGTTCGCTACTTCAGGTGCATAGCCCCGCTGCAGTGGGCATAGCGCAAAGTTATTCATCGGCGATTCACCCTTGCTGTTGTGCCACGCTGTATGCTCTTGCTTTCGATTGAGTTGGCGCGGCCAATACGTTTGAATGACTTTTCAATCATCTTGTCTACCATATCGACCGTTACCGTGCCATCAGGATTTTGTCTGGCACTAACTTCAGCCTTTGAGTTGTTGTTGATAGTAATGTTGCCGGCACTCGCCTTTTGACTGTTGGCCATAAACTTAACCAGATCTTTATTCTGCTTAGGTGACAACACACGCTCATCTTTTTGAAGTAAGTAAGTCGCTTCCTCTGGCACGTTTTCTAGCCCGCCGTGGGCAATGCCGGCGACTGCTGGAGCTTGGACACTTTTAATAGAGCTAATTACCTGCGCCCCTTGCGCTACTGACTGAGCAATCAAGGGTATATTGGCTGGAAAACCTACAGCCATGGCTTTGGCAACAGCCTGCTGAATCGCCATCACAGACTGAGCAATAGCAAAGCCCTTTTCAATCGCGAAGCTAACACGGTAAGCTGCAGATTGCTCGCCAGCAAAAGCTTTAGCAAGTCCTGAGATACCACTGAACAAGCTTTGATACATAGCGATTCGTTGCGATGTCTGCTGCTCTGCTAACGTCTGGTCTTTTAAAGCATACTCCTGCTCAAGCGCCCACATCTTATCTAGGTGCTCTTGCTTTGCGATCTCCAATAACTCAAACCGTTCAAGTTCAGGAAATGCATCGTTGCCGCGCTCATCGACTGCATTTATTTCTTCCTCACGATTCTTGTAATCGTTATTGATTGAAGTAAAGCCTTCAACATAATCTTGATTCAAGCGCCATTGCTGGTAGTCTTCATCACTCAATGTGCGCTGCATCATACTGTCTTTGCCAGTACTAAACGCATTCGCACTACCTGCACGGGCGCTATTAGCAATCGACTGATACATCTTGTCTTGGGCGCGCGCCTTGGCTTCGGCTGTAAATTTAAAGTTAGCCAAGTCTTCTTCATAGGCGGCTTTTTGCAAATCAATGAGCATTTCGCGTGTGGTGTCATCATGTGCAAACTCAATATTGATAGCATCAATCTTTTTATTATGCTCATAAGCCAGCTTGACTTCGTCAGACATATAACTTTCAAGGATAGACTTTGCTTTGGCTTGGCGCTTTTCTTCATACTCGGTTTTAGCTCTACCTAGTAATTTAGTGCGCTCAATCGAACCCTCAGCATATAGAGATTCAATTTCAGCAATGTCAGCAATATAATCTCGGTCTAGTTTTTCACGCTCATTGGCGTATTTTGATTGTATAGACTGCTGACGACGCAGAGTTTCTTCTTGCAATTTTTGCGCATCCTGAGCCTGCTTTGTAACTGTGTCGTAAACTAGTTTGCTAGTATCGGTTGTGGCTGACTTCATATAAGCAAGTACATTTTTGGTGTACTCTTTGGTTTGACCGATTCCCGTCTTTTTATTTCTAGCCCAACGATCTGAGAGAATTAATGACATTGGATTTTTATCTACATTACCCTCACCTGTATTGTAAGCAGCAATAGTTTTAACGAGGTCACCATCAAATCGTTTATAGAGATAACTCAAATACTTGGCCGCGCCCTCTGTTGCTTGCTCCATGTTATAAGCATTATCTACCTTAAAGCGTTCAGCAGTAGCATCGATAAGCTGAAATCCACCCTTAGCTGTGCCGTATTTTGTATTTGGACCAGTCGCTTTAGTGTTACCGTGCGATTCCTGCATGTGTATGCCAGTCATCAATCCTTGTGGTAAGCCGTATTGTGCCTCATAATTTGCGAAACCATAATTCTCAGCGTTAGCTAGAGCTTTAGCGTTTGGCTTCAGGCTTGCCGAACCTGCTGTTTTCTGAGCTTTCGCCAGTGCTTTTTCTCTAGCCTCTATAGCCTTAGCGTTGGCCTCAGCTTCAACAGTATTAGTTCGCAAGCCAGTTGTCGATCTATCAAGCTCACCATTGGTTTTGTACAATGCGCCAGCTAATCCAGTAAGTTCCTTTGTGGCAGGCTCAAACATACCAGCCATAGCAGCTTTTGCATCTGATAGAATGCCGACCGTTTCAACGCCTAATCGAGCATTTATATCGTAAACAGAGCTTGCACCTGCTTTTAATGCACGAGCCTTGGCCATAAAACCTTCAGCGTTCAAGAAATTGTCAGATGTAATACCGATATTAGCCACTTGCTCGCCAAACGCTTGTATCATTCTGACAAGTAATTTGACACCCGTAGCAACTGCAATTATTCCCGCCCCAACAGATTTAGCGATAAAACCTACAGACTCCATTGTTGAGCCGAACTTACTACCTTTGCTGTCGCCACTAACAAAGTAACCAATAAGACTGTTCAGTACAGGCATCATCTGGACTGACAGCTGTGTCTTAAAGCCTTCAAAGCGAGTTTGTATTGCCTGAGTTTGCGCGGTCAACCGTCGTGATTGCTCAATAGACTCTTTGGTTTTGATAACACCAGCGTCCTCAAGCTCTTTGCCATACTCATTGAGTATTGCACCTCCATTAGCAAAAAGCGGCATAAGATTGCCAAGATCACCCGCTAGGCTTTCAAAAACAAATCGCTGTTCTTGCGATGTCGCTCCAAGTGCATCCATTTTATCTTTGACTAATTGGATGGCTTCAGCACCATCCTTTCCTTGTAGCGTCTTGCCAAGCTCACGTATTTGCTCGTCTGTCATTTCAGTATTATTCTGCAGCGCTTCAAAAAAGTCAGCTGCGCCGCCCCCGCCAGTAGCTGAGAATTCACCAAGCTTTTCTTGAGTATCGGCTAAAATACCAGCCAAAGCATCCTGTTCTACACCCAATTGCGCTGAGGCATAAGTGAGAACCTGAAAACTTTTTAGCCCAGTGTTAGCAGTATTAGCCATGATCTGTAGTTCGACGTCCGCTTTTGCTGTTTCTAAAGCCATAGCCGTCAGCGCACCAGCAGCGACAGCGATACCACCGACAGCCATTCCTGCTATGGCGCCACCAGCAGCAAGCCCACCGCCTGATAGCGCACCAAATCGTTCATTTAGGCTATCAATAACACCGCCAATTTGCGTGCCTCCTAACTCATCCATTACGCGTTGACGGAAATTGCTTACTGACTCACCCATTTGCCGCGTTCTCTCTTGAGTCTCACGTTCAGCACGTGATAGGCCCTCACTAAATTCAGACAAGCGGACAGCAAGATCTAGAGTGAGTCTACCTAGCGAGGTCGTTGCCATTTTGGTAAATCCTTATTTTGGACAATAAAAAACCCCAATCATTGCTGACTGAGGTTTTTAATATTTTAGTTTTTTAAATCATTTTACTACTCTAGCGGTTTGGCTTTTCAAACTCTCAAACACGCTAGCCTGCTTCTCGTTATTCTGTTTGATGACTTCGATGCCACAATCCAATGACGCCAGCGCTTTTTGAATCACACTGATTGCATGACGGGTCTCTTCAACCTTCTTTGAGCCAATACCGTGCATATCATCAATATATTTTGCATTATTAGCATTGCTTGCTTGCCGTGCCAGTATCACATCATAGACGAAGGCGACCGCTTCAGGCAGTTTCGACTCTGGTATTTGGTCAATATGCTCTACATCATAGTGATTGGTGACCACCTTATAGGCATCACTGATGAGCATATTTCCCACTGCTAGGCGATCACATGCTTTTCTCAGTGGTGTGCGTTGATGTGAGGTAGTCTTGGTTTCGCGCTCTAATATATCCAGCACCCAAACTCTAAAAGCCTTGGCTATATCGGTACGGGCGAACATGGCCAGCAAATGACAACCACGTAATGAAAATATACGTATTTTTGCCGTCAATCCCTTTGTTTTCGCCGAGACCACCGATTCGGTGCTCTCGATGACTTTAGTCATAGCTTCAGTAAATTCGTCAGCGTTTGAATTATAAATCCTATTTAAAGATTTGATGTGCTTATACCCAAGCGCAATTGCCAAGTCGCTAGAAGTTAGCCAGACTTGGTCATCTTGATTGATAGTGGTAAGGGTGGTGCCATTAAAGGTAAGTGCGTTCATGATGAACTCCTAGTTGTTTCTTCGAATTTGCCCAATAAAGGGCGCCGAGAGGTTCGAAACCGTCAACTAGAACGGCGGGCAGTTTTCCCCACGAAAGGTATTGTATGGCTGCCGCCCTCTCGACATAGAAACATGTGGTTTATCACAACGACACAGAGTCACTATTATGAGAGTTTGCCTTTTAGATAGGCATAAAAAAACCACGATTACGCTTGTGGGTTGCGCTAGTTGATTAGGAGGTTTCGACGCCTCAAATGCAAATATACTGTATTACCATACTCGTTGCAAACACTATTCAAAATAAAAGCCCACCGAAGTGAGCTTTTATCTATTCATCATCTAAATATAGATACACATAATAACCAGTGGGTATCGAATCAACTAGCAACCAATGGCTATGCTCAATTAGGTTATTTACCCATATTTGCGCCCAATTTAATTGCTGGACGGGTAGTTTGCGGCGTGGTGAGTATCGCATAATTTTCTATATTAATTTGGTATTGCTTCTAAAAATCGATTCAACGCGTGATACGCCTTAGTATCTGCATTAGGCTTAACTATATAATCCTCAATATCCCCTTTGTCGGTCACAATTTGCACTAAAGTCTCTTTTGAAGAATATATTTTATTTAGTAGGCTTTTAGGTACAACATAGGCTTGCGTTGATGTTCTGCCCGTTATTTTATCGTAATTATAACTTGTTAACCCGCTACCAACTGGACTTAAAGCCACCAATTCCCCATCAATTTTTAATCGCAAGTCGCCTATTCTTACATAGTCACCGCCAATTGATTGAGCGCTATATAAGTCAAGTATAACCAAGCGGATTGCTGCAGTAGATGGGCTGTTATCTTCCCATCTAAATCCAAGTGTAGGACAATACACCCCAGTGTTTTTACAGCTTAACCCATGCGGTTTGATATCAATTGTTTTTGTATTATCAAATTCACTTTTTGAGGTTGTAGGGTTTAACCCTGATGATGTCGCACATCCCAAAATACCTAGCGATAAAGCCGCACATAAAAATAAACGTTTCATTATTAAACCTATATCTTATTAATAAGCACCAACTATAAATCATCAGCAATTATTCAGCAACATTTGTCAGATTAATCTTTAATCTGACTCTCAAAACTTTCAACCACATCATCCTCATGCGGCATAAAATCAAGCGGCTCCACCCAGTCCTCACTCTTAAGACCTTTGTTGATATTCATTGCAATAATATTAGCCGCGGCTTGCTCGACACGCCTACCAATATTAAGACTACCACGCCGTGATCTATACTCTGCCCATTGACGAAGCTCAAATAATGTTAGGTTGCATTTAACTTCATGTACCGTGTTACCGCCGATACCTGCTAGCGCCAGTTCAAATAGTAATTCATCCTCGCCAGCGATTACTCCTTTTTGTTCTTCTGCTTCTCCAGAATCTTTTTTACGTCATCAACACCCCATACTTTATCAAAAACAGCACTGGCAAGCGGTTGCACAAAATTCTTATCAATCTGCGCTTTGGTAAATTGCGGCTTACCCTCTTCATCAACTAATGACTTAGCAATCCACTCTGATGCCACTTCTTCTTTATTGTTCATACGCTTTTGTAGCGATTCGGTTTCAATAAATGGTAGCGTCTTAATTAAGACATCAACTTCATACTCTTCACCTTCATGGATAAACTCAATCCGTTCTTCTCGGATGCGCGACACCAACAAACCTGATTTTATATCTGTTAGTTGTAGCTTTTTCATAATTCATATCCTAAAAATAGTTAGACCCCAATTAAGGGGCCTATTTTTCGTTCATATTGTCACTGGTTTATGGCGTGGGTAGCTTGTACGCAGTGACCGCTTTAGTCTGGCGCTTCATTCCGACCGAATGCTTAACCAGTGAATCAGGGTCAAACGTTGGAGGACTCGCTCTCAATCGTGTGACAAATGAAGTCCATGTACGCGTCTCGGGCAGTGTAACTTCTGTCGCTTCCATTGAAGGCTCAATGCCTTTGCCGTCTGACCAGCCTACAAACACTTCCACCAGCTCTTTATCTTCTGCTAATTGTAGCAACGTCATATGCGTAGCATTTTCAGGATCGGTATTGATAGTGATCGAACCTTCGCCAGGCTTATTCAGACCATATGTTGATGTAGAAGAATCTGGCTCATCAAGGCATGTGTCATCAATCTCAGTAGGGCTGTCATCACCAACTACAATGCCAGTAATACAGTCCATACGAGTGAGAGTTGGCGCAGCCTCGTCGCCGTGTTTAATCCAAACTTTGGTGCCCTGCGCAAGTACACCTTTTTCTTTCTTAGCCATGATCGGCTCCTAGTGTGGTTGGTAAATAGTTAACGCGCTAATATCCAGTTCGCATCGAAGCCGCGACCGTATAGCTTAGCCTTGCTGTCATACTGATTAATTGAAGGGTTTGATATCCAAGATTTTTGCTCAAGCACTGTACGCACAGCGTTGCGTATCGCATAAGCAGATTTAGCATCGGTTGCGTAGACCATGACTTGATACTGCGTATCATCAAAATTAGCGGGTTCGTCCAAATGATTGTTTGCTTGGCCTGAGATTGCTTGCCAGACGATATAAGGCGGGGCTGTGCCGTGTGGCGCTACGTCTTCATGTAATTTTGCTTCTACATCAATTAATAAGGCGAGCGCCGCATCAGCTTTTAAAGCTCGATAGATTGGTAAACTCATAGCTTGGCAATCTCCTTGTCGAGCTCTTCTTTATATGCTCTGGAAAATTCAACTTGTACTGCATCCATATTGTTATTTAGCGCCGATCGTAAAAAAGGATCTGCACTATTAGTTGCACTGCCGAACTCTTTAAAGCGCCAGTACCAAGTGTCACCGCCGGGGTTTTTCTTATCTCCTTGCGTCTGATAAGTGCGTCCTATTCGGTTTGCACGTCTGTTGTCTGCATTAGTGCCATAATTTTTTGCGCCGCCTTTTACGCCGACCTTCATCACGACATTATCAACACCCTTGGTTTTACCAGCTTTGGTAACAATGTTTTTCCAAATCTTTTCGGGGCTGTCTTTGTCATCAAACGCTTTAGCGTTGACTACAGCCGCTTTTTTAACGATGTTCATTGCTTTGCGTGATGAACGCACAGCAGCGTTCTTTGCTTTACGTTGATTGCCCAGCTGACGTAGTTTGGCTTGCACTCCATCAAGCCCAGTGATTTCGTTAGCCATGGCTTAATCCTTAAATTGCTCAATACCGCCTGACAAAGTGAACGTTGTATATTCCAAGCCACTATCGCTATCATCAAGACCTTGGCTATCTATTGCATATAACCGGCCTTTCCAAACAACGCGCATAGTGGTATCGATATCAAGACCAGTGCTATACCGGACTTTCATTCGAGCCGTTATTTCAGAGTCTGCAGCTTGTGCGCTAAGTAAATCTTTAGTAGAGAGCGGCGTGATTTTGGCATACGCTTTTTTGTAGAAAATCCATTCTGATGGCAATTCATACCCATCATCATCGCGGCCGCCTTTAACGTAGCTTTGGATAGTGACACGATGTCTTAACTCGCCTGCCTTGATTGCCATATCATTCACCCATCTAAAAAGGTTGAGCCCGTCTGCTCATCGTCGTCATCTTGTTGATCAACGAGCTCATTTAATATCTCATCGTGCTGATCAAGCAGTCGCAATATGATTTTTTCTTTCTCACTAGACTGCTGGATTAGTACGTTATTTTGTTCGACTATCTTTGTCGCTAGCGCTATTAAGCTTGGCAATGAGTCGCTTTGCGCGATCTCTTGCTTCATCGGCTCTTCGTTTAATCCACTCACGGCGTGCCTCGCATCCTTTACATGACATAATATTAGATTCCCATTCGGCGGTAAGGCTGTAGCAGACAATAAGTACCCATCGGCATCTCATTCATAGATGACTCAGACACAGCTTCACGATGGGCATACCAGTGGCCAATCATTAGCAAAGTCGCCTGATCAATGGAAGCATTGTCGATAACACCATACTCATCATCATCTGGTACCGCCGATTCATAAATGGTTCGGTCAAGATGCTGTTGGATATGATCACGAGCAGCTGCCATATATCCAGCCAGCAGCGCATCTTCATCATCGTGCTCGATGCGGCATTGAAATTTCACCTGCTCAAGTGTCACCATTGGTTATTTACCCTTAGTAGTCTTAGGTTACTCTTTGGTAGCTTTATCAGCTTCTGCTTTAGCCTCTTCAGCAGCGATAGCACGCTCTTCTGCTTCCTTATCAGCTTTAGCTTTGGCTGCCTTTTCAGACTTGGCAATTTTTGCCAATTCAGCCTTGCTTAATTTTTCAGCGTTGGCATCAACTTCTTCTTTATCAAGCTTATCAACTTCGACAGCATAGCCTTTGGCAACAAGCTCTTTGCCTTCTACAGCATTGACCTTTACTGTTTTACCACTTGCGACAGTAGTACGACCTACCATCATGTATTTCAATGTACGAATAAACATAGCTACTACTCCTTTTTGTTAATGCAAAGCTAACTGAAATAATTAACTTTGGATTAATAAAAAAACGAAACCCGTTAGACGAGTTTCGTTTATTGTATTTTTTGAAAATAAAGTTTCGTTAAGTAGTTAAGCGTTCAGTAAAGTCTTAGCTGCAGCGAAGTCGCCAAAAATGAACGACTCAGGACGCTTAACGACTAATCCAAGTCGTTCTTCGCAACGTATAGAAACCATGTTGTCTTCAAAGTCAGTATCGTTTTCAGTACTGATAATAACGTTGGCTTCTTCACGGTCAAAGATTTGGGCAGCACTTGCGAATGCACCAGTCAAGAACTTACCACGGAAATCAGGCTCGTCCGTATCTACTACTGGCAAACTCCACAGCGTATTACCGACCAGATTCATTGGATTGGCCATAATATAATTACCAAGACTATTCTTAGTGAGCTCAATTTTTGCCCATTCTAAGAAATCCATAACTGTGGCAGTTGCTGGTAAACGAGCAAGACGTGCCTGTAACATTGCCAAGCGAACGATGTCGATATTAGTAACAGGTGCTTCAGGATCGAATGGAGACGAGAATGCGGTTGCTTGTGGCACAATACCAGTCAAATTACTACCGGTACCGTTTCCAAATAACAATTGGCGCTCTTCTTCTTGCTTAAGGCCAAAGCGCATTTCAGCATCGATCGTTGACATTAGCTGGCTCATATCATCAAGGATCTGCTTAGACGCTTTAAACATATGAGCGATAGTACCAACTTGCGTCATTTTAGTTGCAAACTCAATGTCGCTGTAAGGCTTCTTAGTGCCTTCTGGTACAATGGCAGCTCTATTAGTAAAGCCTGTCTGCTGCACCCAAAACAAAGCATTACTTTCGGTAGTACCAGGCGCGATAAGGTCACGAATAAATAAACGCTGTTTAGGCTGCTGATCAATACCAGGCAATCGCATAGGTTCAATAACACCAGGCACATCAGCGGTTGTTAACGCATCTTGTATTGGAATACGTAACTTTTCGCCATGTTGTAGGTTTTTAGCAAACTCTGCCAAACCCTCAAAACTTGCAACCGTTTGGCCAATCGTTTTAGCAGATGGACGACCAGCATTGTTTTCATTACGCTTGAACAACTGCTCAGCCTCGCCAAGCTGAGCCTCAAGAGCGTTTTGCTTAACTTCTAACGAGTTCGCAAGAGTCAAGGCTTTATCAGCAGCCTCCTTAGTAGCTGCACTAACTTCGCCATGCTCACGCGCTTCTTTCAAAGCTTTTTCAGCTTGTGGCAGCAGCACTTCATTAGCAGTTTTTAGCTGCTTATTGACAGCTTCGAGTTCCGCTTTAATATTTAAATCTGACATTGTTTGTCTCCAAAAACAGAAAAACCACCAGACGGTGGAATATGGGGTAATAATTAAATTAGGTTTGAATAGCGTCAATCTTTCAATTGGTAGGGATTAGCGGCAAGAGCGCGCAAACCTTCGACCAAGTCTTTAATGTCAGCAGCGTCATGCGTACTGTTTTGAGTAGCGTCTGGCGTACTCTGTTTTAATTCTGCGAATAATTCACGGCGTTCACTTCGTGGAATACCTTGCATAGCCATCAAGCGGTCCATCTTACGGACAGCATTTGAAGTGTGCTTATTATCTATATCGTTGGTAATAACATCCGAATCCAGATAACCGTCAGCAAACCCCATTTCAACAGCCTTCTTACCGCCGATCCATGTTTCAGCATCCATTTGGGCGGACAGCTCATCTGCATCAACACCGCTGCGAACGTGATAAACATCAGCGATCGTAGTATCAATTTGCTCTAAGAAGTCCGCGATATCGCGTAAGTCGTTGCGGTTCCCGCCAGCGATAGTCCAACTATTGTGAATCATAAAAAAGCCAGCACGTGCAATCTGCAATTCATCAGCAGCCATCGCAATAAATGATGCAGCTGAAGCTGCTACTCCAAGCACTCGAACGGTCACGTGACCTTTGTGTTCACGCAATAAGTTATAGATCGCCAAGCCTTCAAAGACATCACCGCCTGGTGAATTAATATTTACGATGACATCACTGTTTCGGCCAATACTACGCAAAGCAGCATTGATTCGCTGTGCCGTGGTACCACTGTCAGTCCACCAGTCATAGCCGATGGTATCTAAGATATTGATGACATTATCATCTTCACTTGTATCTGCAGCTTTAATAGTGCCGTCCCATAGCTCAAGCGCTTTGGGTGTAACATCTGTATGAGCCTGCGCACGATGTTTCTTCTCTGGCGCTTTAGGTAGTTGACTGCGTCGGTTCATCTTTTGCTCCGTAATTTGTGCCCACTTGGTCAATACCAATCAAAGCAGACTGCACTGTATATTTATCACCGCCCTCAATAGGCGGTAAATTCTCAAGACGTCGTACTTCGTTACGGCTCATCCATCCATTATTTAATGCCGAGTTATAGTAAGCAGAGCGTCCAGCACTATCGGCTCTTAACAGTCCTTCAACCGAAAATTCGACTGTAATGTTGTCAGCGTCAAGAGGACTTAATAAGCACCGGCGTATCTCTTGCTCAATATTGACTAGTATCGGACGCAATGTATTAGTTAAAAACTGGAGCCATTGG